TACTCGTTGAGGGTGTTAATCTGCTTTACGATTTCCTCGCCACCATTACGGCTGACGTACTGAATCGGCTCGCCACACAGATACCCAACCTTGAAGGACACGATTTCGTTTGCACGATTCTCGGTAATCTTATTGCAGATTTCGGGGCGAACGTCTTTGACACGGTTTCTGATTGGCTGGTCTCCACGGTAATACTTCCACAGGTAGTCAATCTCACTGCGGTTCAACTCGTGAGTGGCGAGAGCCTTACGGAGAACATCAACCACGTTTTCGTCCGTGATTTCTGTTACGCTGGTCTTGATAATGCGCCGACCGCTCATAAATCGTGTCTGACTTAGATACTTCGGCTTGCTCTCGTCAATTTGATGTGCCACGTTCCTTCCTCCTTTCTGCATACAAAAAATGGGTGCATGACTGCTTGAGGTCTAAATTACCTCGTGCAATCATGCACCCATTCAAACTCGTTCTTTTTACCATATCATAATACCACAAGATATAGTATAAGTCAATACGCTAACACACTATATGTTGATAATTATGTGGAAAGTGTGGATAACTTATACGACCTGTGTTACCACGGTCTCTGAAATACCTCAACTCTTGCGCCGGACAGACTTTGTGCGAACTCTGCCAGCATAGCCATACCATCGGGAACATCATCGTGCTTGTTTTTACCAGCCACAGTGTAAGAGCCGAGCATATCCATCATGCGACCGTAATCACTCTGACGCTTATACAGGCTATCGTCTTTGAACAGGCAGTGTTCCTTGACCCATGCACTGTTGACGATGATTTTTGTCTCCTTATTGGCAGTAGTGAACTTGGTCGTAATGCGAGTGATACCGCCACGCTTCTTGACCTCGTTCTGCACCTTTTCGGCAACACGACCACCAGCGGAATTACTCTCGAAACGGCACATTTTAACCTTACAACGGAGCAGTATGTCCACCAATCGAGCGTCAACAATATTCGGTAAGCTGTTATCACAGACGCAATCGTCAATGTAGTAGTCATTACCATACACATACGCCGCCGGGAGGAAAGCGTAGTCAGAACCCTTGTCCTTGGTATCGCAGATACCGATAATAGCGTCCGGGTCTTCTGCCGGAAGCTCGAAGTATCGGCGCAGTTCGTCTACATCGTAGAGCAGACCCTCACGCTCGATAGGCTGATTCATAAACAGAGCCTTGAAAGACGCTTCATCAAGGTTGTTCCTCATATCCTCGAAATAGCGACGGCTGAATCCGACACCGTAGGTGTAATTGAAATTACTCTCACCGTCTGCGTCCAGTGCCGGGAGAACAATAAACTTCGCTCGGGAATCACCACCGTACTGATTCTCCAATCGACCGATAACATCGTGGACAGACCATCGGGTAGCGATATGAATTTCCTTCGCACCTTCCTTTTTTCGAGATTTAAGGTCGTTGGTGTAGGCACTCCACAGTTTATCCAATCGCTCCTTGCTCATAGCTTCCTCAATGCCGGAACACAAGTCATCGGCGTAGAGGATTTTGTCACATCGAGTAGCACCAGTCAGTGAAGCGTTGATTGCTCGACAGGTGAGTGTAGAGAATCGGTGCTTCTTGTGAAGGTCGATGGTTTCTTCCTTGGAGTTCGTTGCCGCCAGCTTTACTCCCGGGAACACGTCAGCCCACAGATACTCGCTGTCGGTGATAATCTGATACACACCATCGTAGAAGGAGCGTGTCAGCATACCCGAGTGAGCAGAAGCAAGGGACTGTGAATCCGGGAATCGACCCATGACCCATGACAGGAAGAAGATACCGAGGGTAGACTTACCAGTACCGGGCGGCATGGAAATCGTCAGCAAATCCAGCCTATCGTCAATCAAATCTTGCATTGCCTGTACGACAGGGTGCATGACCTCACGGCGAGGGACATAGAACTTCTTGTCCGGCTCACGTTCCCATTCGACATAGAGCAGATAGCTTTCAAAATCGAATGGGGCGGCGGCAAGCAAAACTTTCTTGTGAAGCATGAACAGGAAGCGAAGCTCCTTGTCTGTTTCAGACTGCGGAATCCGATTCTCGATAATGTCTGACAGCTTTTTCAGATACTTCACGGATAGGGGAATGTCTGTCTTCTGTGTCTCGAGACAGATATGGTATAAATCCTCATAGGCTCTGACCCCTTCCGGGGTCTTTTTGATTTGCCCGAGAATTTTTTCAAGTAACTCTTTCATAAATACCTCCAAACAAAAAGAGAGTGCGTCACCGTTCAGAGAATTAAATCTCTGTGCGATAACGCACCCTCGTCATTAAAATCTTTTTCTTCGTTTTCGTTTCCCTCGGTGGTGAGACTGCTCATTCATTTTTACAATCTCATAGAGTACCGCAAAGGGAAATATCAATATTGCCAGCACCCACATAGGCTCATTCCTCTGTCAATGGGATTTCGACCTTCTCGCCGCCGGACAGCTCCACCGATACGGTAGAATCATCGTCAAGCTCGAACAGCCACACCACATCAGCGGTCGTGCCGCTCTGCACATTGGAATCGCACTGCACATAGCCGTTGGTTCTGTCACCTGTCGGGACAATCGGTGACAATTCGACACCGTTCTGAAATGCTTTGACAGACACTTCATCAGCCGGGACAGCAGTTTCGGAGCTGTCATTGGTGTACTGCGTATAGACAGCCACACAATCGTACTGCTCGAGAACAGTGAGCTTTTCTCCGCTGACATACGAAACCTTGTGTTGTGGTTCAGCTCCACACCCGGAGACCGCCAGCATAAGCACTCCGGCAAGCATAATAGTTAGCATTTTCCTCATTTCTACACCTCCAATGGGAGAATCGGGGAGTGTACGCCTTGCACCCAACCCATGTCTCCGTATTTGTACTTGCCCTCATAGAAGGGGCGGTTGGATAGGATTCCTCGAATGGTGGACGGCTGAAACCTCTTACCTTTTCGGGTTCGATACCCACCATCGTATAGAATCTCGCAAATGTCCAGCAGAGAGGTGTGGTTCTCGTCATGCTCTCGGAATACCGTCTCTACGATAGGTCGTTCTTCCGGGTTCTGCATGAGCATACCGTCCACGCAGTAATAACCATACGGCTTGTTGCCGCCGGAATACCCACCGCATTGTGCCTTGAGAGAACGCCCACGCCCGGTACGCAGAGCGATGTTCTTTCGTTCCTGTTCTGCAACGAACATCAACAGAGAACGGTAGATGTTGGCAAAATCATCACCCTCCGAGAAATGCTCCTCGGTAGACAACAGCTTCACATTCCGCTTCTCAAGCGTGTAGAAGTAATAGAAATACAATTTTGTGTCACGAGCAACACGGTCATTCTTGAACACAATCACGGCTTCATGTGCCGGGAGCTGGTCTGCATTGTAGAGAATCTTGTCCAGTTCCGGGCGGTTGTCCTTCGCACCACTGATTGTATCGGTCAGCCAGCACACGATTTCAAAATCATTCCTGTTGGCGTAATCAGAAATCGCCTGTTTCTGCACCTCGATACCGTATTTATCGTCCGCAGACTGTTCCTCCGTAGATACACGGATATAACCAATCGCTTTCACGAGATATTCACCTCCTCAAGTAGTAAAAGTAGTTGAAAATCAAAAATTGCGGTAACTTTTGCTATATATGCGTGTACTAAGAGGAAGTTACACGCAAAATGCTGTTTTCAGCTACTTTAACTACTTCAATCCTTCTTTTCGTAGGTGAGAACGATGTTATAACCGAGAGCGTCCATCATTTTCACGAAGGTATCGTTCACGATTCCACCATTCTTCTTGAGAACTCGGTTGATGTACTGTCCAGTAGTGCCGATTTCTTCACCCAACTGCTGTTGTGTCTTCCCAGCTTCGAGGAGCTTCACCTTTACATCAACTTCAATGTTATTCTTAACCATGTTTTGACCTCCTGTTTGTTGTTTGTGATACGAGTATAGCACGAGAAAGGGAGATTGTCAACACTGATAAGATAAGAAATTATCTTTTATAGGGTCTTTTTATTTTTTGAGAATATTCAGCGTACTCCCTCGCCCGGTTTCGCCCCTTGTCAATCCCCCTCCGGGGGTATCACCACAGCCCCACAGAAGCCCACAGAACGCCCGGAACGCCGCCGGGGTACATCAACCCACACCAGCAAATAAAACGCCGTAGAACGCCCAAAGAACACCCCACAGCATACACCAGCCCAACCACACCGACACAGCACGAACCGAAGCACCGACACCGAACCCGGGCGGCTATTCAAGATTACATTTTACAGCAACCCGGACGAAGTAGCCGCCCACAGGGTAGCCCCAACGGAGACCCACAGAGAGCCGAAACGCCGCCGGGGTGTAATGGGGTAGCCCTACAGATAGAACCGCCCACAGCGGCGCACAGGCGGCACAGAGGGCAACAGAAAACGCCCCGAGCCGAAGCCCGGAGCGTTGCGCCTTATTTATTCATTTTCAACAGGTCAGCAAAGACCACGAACGGAAAAATTAAAATACAAAGTAAAATCAAATCTTTTCACCCCCTCACTGAACCGTAAAACGGCGGTATGTTGTCGGGGTGCTGTACTCGGTGAACAAATCCGGGTACACTTTACGGAAGCCGGAAGAATCGAACCGGGACGAAGTAACCGCCTTGTATGTCGCTTTGCTCGCTCCCTCTGTGACCGTCTCCCGGTCTCCCATGATTGCGAGAATGTCGGCTTTTATGCTGTCGTTCATCGCTTCCAACTCCTCAATCAATCTTTTGTTTTCTCTGTACTCATTGCACAGCTTTTCAAATGCGCTCATAGTGTCAACCTCCTATATATCTATAATCGTATTGCGTGACCGTTCCCAGCGTTGCCGCTGTGGGTGCTTCCCCTGTGAATCTGTCAACCTCTCGAACTGGGATATAAAACGCCGTATAATGCCCGGTTTCATTCCCTCGAATGTTGTAGAACTCGAAAGCGTTCAATGCTTCTTCGAATGTTGCGGCGGCTTTGCCGCTTATGCTGGTTTCCGGGTGGTAAGGGTAGCCCGGGCGAAGATTCACCGGGCAAAGCATAACCCGAAGACCGTTGTTAACAGATGTGGTGAAGATACCCTTCATGGAATCCTCATACTCCTCGAGAGAAACCAGCTCTTTCGCCTTACTGCGGCTCATTACTCGACCAGCACCATGAGGAGCTGAATAGTTCCAATCCTCATTACCCTTGCCGATACCGATGATACAACCATCACGCATATTGATAGGAATGAGGAGCTTTTCACCAGCTTTCGCAGAGATAGCCCCCTTACGAACCATGTTCGTCCCGAACTCAATGTAGTTATGAACAGTCTCGAACATTGGCAAATCCCAGTAGGCAATGTCACTTCCGAACAAAATGCTGACGATTCGATTTGCGATTTCATATCGGTTGGTTGCCGCAAAATGCTGACACGCTTTCATGTCGTGGAGATAATCTTCTCGGTGCTTTCCAGTGAGGTAGCATAGCTCCTTCGGAATCCCGAGAGGGTTCGGGGAGAACTTTCTATGAAGCTCGGCAATCGCTTTCTGAATCTCTGCTTTACGCCCTTGCGCCTTATAGTCGGCAATCAGTTTCTCTTGCATAGCAATGAGTTCGTCCTTACCTTGCATGGTTTCAATGGCAAGATTCTGATAGTATTCAGCAACCTGTTTTCCCAAATTGCGGCTACCAGTATGAATCACGAGGTACTTCACACCTTCTGAATCTGTGTCAATCTCAATAAAATGGTTTCCACCTCCGAGAGAACCGATGGAACGAACCAGTCGTTCCGGGTCTTTGAGTGCCTTGTAGCATCGAAGATTTTCAATTACCTCGGTAGGATAAACAGGGGTCTCGTTCACCTCACGACCACTCGGTACATTTTCCCGGATAGCCTTATCAAGATAATCAAAATCAATGTCAATTTTACCAAGTTCCACGGTCAGCATACCGCAACCAATGTCAACGCCAACGATGTTCGGAATGACCTTATTCCCCAAATCAGCCGTAAAGCCAATGACACAACCAGCCCCAGCATGAACATCGGGCATGATACGAACCTTGCAATCTGCGAAAGCTGGTTGTTTGATAAGGGTGTAAATCTGATTCAGAGCCGTAGGCTCAATATTATCAGTAAAAATCTTTAAGTCGCTCATTACAGCACCTCCTTCAATTTCAGACCACAATAGGTTGCATAGCCGCTCGAGGTCGATTTCCTGTCGAACCACTCCGGGTGACGCTCCATTTCAGAATTGAACTTACGAGCCGACAGGATATAAGCACCCTCGGACTTCGCCCAAATCTTGAAAGCGTTGTACAGGTCTTTCGCCTTGATAACGGTTGGCGAGCTTTCCTCCGGGACACGCTCACAGCGATTCTCGAGGAACTGCAACACGAGGTCATTATCACGCTCGTACTTGGTGACAACCGATTTCAGACTGCCGCTCATAGCAAGTCCACGCTCCTTGTAGTGGATATACCCACGCACCAGCCACATGAAAATGCCGCTCATGCTGGACTGTTCGCACAGCTCGTCCTTGAGGTGAGTGTCCTGTTCCTCCGGGGAGAAGTGGCGGTTGAACTCTACCACCTTGATACGCTCGGAAGCGAACAGGGATTTGTCTGTCACCATCGGAAGGTCGTTACAGGAAAGCCATAAGGTGAACTGCGGCTTGAAGGTGATTGCCGACTGATATAACGCACGAGCCGAGATTTCTTCGCCACCTGTAAGCTGTTTGATTTTCTCCTCGTCCAGCTTGCCATATTCGTTGCTCTCGCTCATTGTGACGAACCTCTTACCCTTTAACCCGGCAAGGGTAGGACTGGCGGCTTCTGCGTCTTTCTGACGGTCTCCACGACAAATCATACCGACCGGGGCAACCTTGGCATAGTCACCGAGCATAGTCTCGATGGTGTTGAGCAGAGTAGACTTACCGTTACGAGTAGTCTTACCATGAAGAATGAACATACACTCCTCGTTGCTCATACCCAGCATGGAGTAGCCCAAAGCCCTTTGAAGGAAGTCTGCCTTGTCCTCGTCATTCTGTGTGACCTCTTTAATGAACTTCTCCCAGCGTTTACACTTAACCGTCTTGGAAATGGTGTGGTTAAATGCTGTCTGCATGGTGAGATAATCGTCCCAGCTATGTTCCCGGAAGGAGAAGTCTCGAAGGTCGTATGTACCATTCAAGCAGTTAATCAGATAAGGGTCAGCGTCAAACTGCACCGCACTGATACGAAGCTCACCTGTTGCGTCCTTGAGGATTCTGTCACGCATACGCCTGTCACCCATCTTATTGACGAACCCGGTGTAGGACTTTCGGGTATCATCGTCCTCGATTTCACCACAGTAGAGAATCATTAGACGAACGAAGTCTTTGATTTTCTCTGACACGAGGATAGAACCCTCGTCCTTACGCCATGCTCCCTCGTGATAGGTGTACCAGCTCTTATGTTCCGGGCAGTATCGGGCTTCATGGGAGTAGAGCAGACCGAACAGATTTGCCATACCCATTTCAGACCATTCAAAACCGCTGGAAGTCTCGTCAGCTTTTTCCGGGTGGTACTGCTTGATAAGGTACATCTTTGAGGATAAATCCTCGTCCATAATGACACGACCGTTGCGTGTCTCGAAAAGCTCTTGCATTATCTATCACCTCGCCATTACCTTATTGAGAAGGTCTTCGTAGAGGTGCTTGTAAAGATTCCTCTCGACCATTACAGAGTTGTCAACAGGCTCACCATCGACCACAGGAGCGGCGATACCGAGTGAGCAGAGGATTCCAGCATTGACACCCTCCATTTCCTTATCGGTACAGGTACGGACGAAATCGCCCAGCCTGTCCTTATTGACCGTGTAGATGGTCTCACACAGAGCGGTTGAAGGAATCTTGCACAGCACCTCTGCATGAGTAGGCATGAGACGCTTTTCCTTGGTGGTGAGATAGACCACCTCGACAACATCTGCGTGTTCATTCAATTTGTCAGAGGAGACAACGATTGCTGGTCTTCCCTCTGTATTACTCGGGTCTGTGGCGTAGCACTTGGAGTTGGAAATGTAAAAAATATCTCCTCGCTTCGCCGGGACGCTCTTATTCATGTAATATGCCATTATTTCTTACCTCCCAAAACTGCGATTGCACATTTCTGTTTGTCCTCCAACCACCACGAACACTGCTCGGTTACGCAGAAAACAGGCTGTGTGCCAATTTTCACGGTGTTATTCTCGTCTACGACAGTGTTAGTCGTGAGGAGAGGACAGATTTTGTTCTGTTCCATTTTCTGATAACCTCCTATATTTTCCGCAGTAACACTTTGAGGATTTGCACCTCAAAGTGTAGCGGCATTGATTATGTAGAGGACAAGCGTGGCAGACACATCTTTTCTTACAGTCTTCACATCTTGTCTGCACGACATTCACCTCCGTTCTTTATTGAACTCGCCCCACAAGGGGGCGAGATTTTAGGATAACCCCCGCCGTAGCTGACATCGGCGAAACGGGAAGCGGAATCCTCAACCTTGTTCTGCAACCAGTACCATTCCCATGTGCCTGTCTCCGAACCTTGGAAAGCGATACGCTCACGGCGGTTCTCCATGCCGTAGAAGCGTCTCACAGATACAGGCTCGTCCTTACCATAAGGGTTCTCTCCGAAGATTTCACGCTCGGTAGGAATACGGAGCATATCAAAGCAATTCGTCTGACCCACTCGCATACCAACCATGCGTCCTTTGATTTCCTCCGGGAAGCTCTCGAAGATTTCTCCGTTCAGCTTCTTGCGAAGGTCAGAATGTTCGTAGTCAACCTTCTCGGCTCTGCCGGGATTCTCGAACATTTTCTGCTCGTCCTTGAGACAGTCAACAGTGATGAACAGCATACCGTTCGGGGTCTCACGAATGGCTTTCGCCTTAACCTTTTCACCTGTGGTGAGTGTGAAGGAGATAATGTCTCCCAGTTCAAACAGTTCAGTGTCAATAGTCATGTTTCTCATAACTTCCATGATAAAATCCTCCTTAATCTTTATTGGACAATTTCTTGTCCTGTTGTGATTATAAGATAACACACATTGGATTGAATGTCAATACCTAAAAGATAATTTTTTATCTTTTCTGTGCAAGTTATCGTCTTCTGTGTTTAAGTGCTTTTCGCACTCCCTCGGAGCGTTGCTCATACAGCTCACTGAATCGCCTATGTTCCTCACGAATGACTTTCTTTTCTTCCTCCCACAGTGCCTTTTCGTATAGGTACTCGGGACATACACCGTGACAGCCGGGGTGTCGCTTCGGAGCAACGCAGTCCTTACAGCATTTAATCTTCATCGCTTATACCTCGTGACGCTGTTGCAGATAGTTCGCAGTTCGTTCCTATCAAGAGGTGGGTCACAGGCAACCGTATTGGCGTATAACAGCTCCTCGTAAATCTGTGACTTGGAATAGCCTTGATTGTGGAGCATACCAGCGAGGGAGGTGAGACAGATATTGCGGCTTCCGTCCGGGATTCTTGGATAGACTGGACGGAGCTTCACACGCCCATTTACGACAGGTTCTTCCCATACCGGGGCGTATATCTTGTCTCGCCCAACAACCACCTTATCGGAGGTCTCTCGAGCTTCCGGGAAGTATTTCTCCACAACATAATCAATCGCTTCTTGGTTCTCGATGATTTCTCGGTAGAGAAGGGTGTTCCCAGTCATAATGAAGTAGCGAGCCGCCTTGTAAATCTCCACGCCAGCAAGATTGTTCTTGCCCTTGAAGGGGAGAGTTCCACGGAGTAGGATATGGAACCCACGCCCACTCCGGGATTTCTCCGTATAGCTGTGGCACTTACCGACAATATCAGCCCCGAGGACGCTCATAAGACCGTCTTCATCGTACCCCTCGTCAATATCAATCCCGACATACCCATTGTCCGCAAACACGAAACCGCAGTAGTCGTAATAGTGCTGGTTGTACGATTCGAGAGCAGTCTCGAAATCAGACCATGTTTCCGGGTTGGTGGAGGAAGCGGCTTCGTTCTCCCATGCTTTCATAGGGACTTTGCTTCCATCATTCGCACACACCCACTGGTCGAGTTTCTTCAATTCCTCGGGAATATTGTCATAGTAAACCACGCCGCTTTGCCACCTTTCTTTCCAGCTCATTTACGAGCTTCCAAACGCTGTCCTGTGAGATACCTTTGGACTTCGCCAACTGATAGATATTGTCCGGGACGGTATCGCCCTCACGATAGATATACAGGAGCATTGCTCGGTCATTATCGGAGAACGACTTGAGTGCGCTGTCACACGCCGCCCAGTTATGTTTGTCTGCTTCCGAGTGGAACTTCGGTCTGTCGTGTCGAGCATAGAATCGCAGACAATGATTCACATACTCGGAGTAGAAAGTTCGGCTCATTTACTTGCCCTCCTTCATTTCCCCATACATGGAACTCAACTGGGCTTTCTTTGCTGTCTTCTTGACCTCAACACCCTCGAAATACCACTGATTGTCAATACAGATAGGGTAGTCCGGGTTGTCAGATTCCACCAGCTTACCAGTGTCAATGATATGCTGTGCCGCAGACACGGAGAGGTTGTTCTTTACGAAGTCCTTCCCGGTGCGGAGCAGAGCGTTCACTCTGCCGTTGACGTTCTTCAACTTATACATTGTGTATAACCTCCTTAAATTCATTGTTCAGAGCTTCCACATCGACATTGCAAAGCTCCTTTAGTTTGTAGCGTTCCGGGTAGGTATCGTCCATTTCGTAGACCTCCCTCATGTGAATGTGTTCTTTCAACATATCCCGGTAGAATCTCTCGAGACGCTTCTTACCGAACCCGAGGTAAACATGAAGCGTCCATAGCACCATTGCGTCAATGTCGAGAGAATAGGCTTCGTCATGCTCGAGAATCTGTTGGTCGATTTCGTGGATTGCCGCCGCTGTCGCTCTTTCCTTGGCTGACTTCTCCGCATGAGAGACCATGTGGTCGAAATCACTAACTTTCAGATTCAGAGTGGGTTCTTTTTGTACCTTAATTCCGGCTTTCTTCTGCCTACGCCGTTCAGCTCTGTTCATTACCCACACCTTCCTTCAAGAGCGAACCATAAGGGAGGGTGAGAATCCAATCGCAGAACATACGCCACTCGTCCAGCTTGTGACCTCTGCGATATTCCAGCATATTCAGAAGGTTTTCGTAGGTCATAGTGACCGTTCGCTTCTGATTGAAAGAGGAGGGCAAAAGCTGAATCATGTTCCACCAAAACTGCTTACGCTCAACATCGGTGAAATCGCCCTCGCTTACGAGCCTGTTGTAATCGTTGTACCAGCCACGATTGTTGTTAAGCTCGTTAATCACAACACCGAGAATCGCCTTGCTCGGCTCGTCCAAATGCTCACAGGAGAAGTCCTCGAAGGTGAACTCCTTTGCCTGTATCTTGTGCATGGTGGAACAGCTATTAGCTGTCGTGCCGACCTTGTATGTATCGAACTCCTTCCACCAGTAGAGAGGAGCGGTAATATCCACCGATACGAAAATCTGACGGAGGAACTTACGGTGAGGTGCGCCGCCACGAATGAGCCGGGTCATAAGGTCTTTATCATTGTCACCGATTGCATAGCACTCATACGGAGTACAGTCATGCTCCTTCGGGTGACAGATACCTTCTCGGTCGATGATTCCACACTTGCCGCAGTCAACCGCCGGGTAGCTGTCGGAGCGTTCCCAGCTATTGAGGGGATTTCTCATTCCTCGGATAGCGTGTTCCCAGCCCCATACCTCGGATTTCTCAAATTTAATCATCGCTCATTCCTCCTTAATAGCGGTTCTTTGCTCGAGACAGGCTTGCCATCTGACGCTTCTTCATGTCCTCATAGAACTCGTTGCTCGGGTTATCCACCTTGTAGCAAGGACGGTCTCCGAAGAACACACAGTAGGTATCTGTGGTCTTCTCATGTACGATGGTGGTGTATTCCTCTGTCATAGCCGAACCAGCCATAACAGGCTCACCAGTTTCGGTCACATCGAACCCGGTACAGGTGCTACCCCAAATCTGCGAGAAGCACTCAACGCTGAAATCGAGGTAGACTTTCTTACGGCTCTCATTCTCCTTAATCTCGGCAATCTTCTGAACGAAGTCCGGGTCATGGGCGAGAGCCTGTTGTGCCTTATAGAGCAGAAGCTCCAAATTCGGGATTCTTGCCACCATACCTCACACCCCCTCTACATGGGAAGCGAGCATATCGGCTTGGTGTGTCCACAGAACATTTGTATATTTATGCACCGCTCGTGTATAATCGTTCCATTCGGACTTATCGCAGAAAGCTCCCATGTGATAGCGAATACACATGATTTCCTCCTCGGTGAGCTTGAAATACTGTGCCAGCACCATAACCGACTTATCACCGTGACCCTTGAGCAGAGTGTCCGTAGCGTATTCCCACTTGGAATCGTCTCTGATTTCCTCGCCGCCGAGAGTTTCAGCAATGACCGGGTGCTGGTAGTTGTCCATCTTACAGAGGTCGTGGAACATACCAACCAGCAGAGGTGAGCGAGGGTTCTGCCAGTCAAGACGGCACTCCTCCGTGAGCTTCTTGAGGTAGCGAGCTACCATGTAACTGTGGTCGAACAAACCACCCTCGTAATTGCCGTGATACTTGGTGCTTGCCGGAGCGGTGAAGAACCCCTTATCTAACAGGTCTTTCTTGACCTCCGGGGGAACAATGTCACCCATGAGGTTATTGAATTTTTCAATACGTTCTGCCAGTGTCATACGTCACCCTCCTGTCTGTGGAGACTGCGCTCTGCTTCAAAACCGTTCGGGTAGCGGTTGCGGAGCTTGTCTACGTTCATCTGTAACACCGTCTCGAGGTCGTAGCCGATAGCGTGGGCGGTAACTGCGAGATACCACGCCACATCACCCAGCTCTTTTGCGAGGTGAGCTTTGTCCAGCTCGTGACCTTGGAAGCGGTACTTCTTAACCATATCCACACACTCGCCGGATTCACCACAGAGACCCATAACGCCATTGAGAAGAATCTCGTCATTGTTCGGGTGGTTCATGCCAGCCGCAGTGCGGAGAGCTTCGGTCTGATACTCATTGATTGTCATTTCTTTTCACCTCCGATAAACAGAAACTTGGTATCTACCTCCACAGTGAGTGCGGTAGTAACAGGGTGATTGTCAGCTTCAATCAGAGCGGACAGGTCGAACCCCAACTTCTCAAGATACTCAACCGCCGTCTTTGCGTTCTTCATGGATTCCACATTCGCAATCACATTGGTATAGTTCTTCTCAATTTCACGAAGGGTTTCGGAACGCTTTGCTTTCAACTGACGGAGAGCGTCAGTGCCGTCCGTGAAATCCTTCATAATGTACATACGAATGTTCTCTTTATCAGACAAATCAGAGAGCTTCGTTGTCAAAGAGGTGTACCAACCACAGGTAGTATCAATCCCTTCAACCTTCTCGAGAGCTTCTTTCCAGCGGTTCACCAACGTATCAGCTTCCGAAATCAACCGGAACACCTCGTCCACAGTTTCATTGATTTTCAGAGCTTCGTCTCTCTGTGCAAAATAGGCTTTTTCAGCCGTTGCGTACTGGATTTCGACCTCTGCCTTTGCGTCACTCTGTTTGGCTTCCAGCCATTTCACCAACTGTCGTTTCGTCATAGTTATGACCCTCCTTCAATTCGATATATTTGTTCAGATACCAAACGGCTTTCTTCATGTCCTCGAGACCATTCTTCCGCTTGGCACGATACAGGTACTTGAAAGCATTGCACTGACAAAAATTCAGAACAGCTTCCACGCCCTGTGTCTCGAGCATTACCTCAATGCACTCGAATTTCCCGGTCTCATAATGTGCCGGGTGATTGACATTATCTGTCATGCGACACCTCCTATTAAAATCCGGGAGAGGAGCTTGCCCCTCCCGGCTGATTGCTTAACCCAACAGTGCGTCAATATCCAGTCCAGTCTTAGCCGGGGCAGAAGCAGTCTGTGTCTTAGGTGAGGCTTTCGGAGCGGCATTGTCACCACTGCCGAGAGTGAGCGCACGAGCGACAGGCTCGGTGTCGAAACCATCTGCCGGAGACTTGTCCCCGAGGTTTGCGAAAGTGACTTCCTTGTTCGGGTCTTTGTTGCTCGGAACTTTGGTGTGAACAACCTCTGCACGAATGTAGTGATTGATAAGCTGTTCCGGGTCAATGTCCTCCATCGTGTAATCGTTCATAGCCGTCTTAGCGAAGTAGGAGAAAGCGTTCAGAGCCTTTTCGTTGTACTCGTCATTCTTATCCTTGATAGAGAAACGCTCGGTGTGGGTTGCGCCCTGTGCGTTTACCAGCTTGATTTCGATACGACCGAAATCCTCGTCATAGGTTGCGTCATAAATGCGGAAAACGTATTCCCCCTCCGGGATAATTACAAAACCGCTTGTCATAGGGATTCTTGCCATTGTAGTGTCCTCCTTAAAAAATTCCTTTTTTTGTACTGTTGGTGAAGACGATTTCCGTCAACTTCCATGCCTGTTCCTCGGTGAAACCAGCCTTAATGTAGCTGTCATACATATTGTGAAGCTCGACAGCGGCTTCATCGTATTTCTCAACCTTGAGAGCTTCCTCACGCTGTTCCTCGAGAGCTTTCATTTCCTCGGTCTGCTTCTTATGCAGTTCCATGACCTGTTCGGTCAGTTCCTTACTGTTTGCCATGAATTTGTCCTCCTTATTTAACCGTCATACGGTAGGTTTCAGATTTCTTGCTGTACTTATCCAGCAAGCCGTCAGCTTTCAAAGCGTCCTTATCAATGCTGGTTGTTTCAGAGCGAGATACCGTCCAGCAGTAGGTAGAGCCTTTGACCTCGACCTTCTTATCACCGTCACGGAACTGCCCCATAGCGTGTTCCTTGATAATGTCATTGATGGTCTTGAGACGCTTCTCCTTGTCTGCTGTGGAAGCAGAAATCTCGTCCAGCTCCTTCTTGAGACCTTCGGCTTCTGCAATCAGAGCTTCAATATCAGTCTCGGGAGACAGAGTGTTAGTGCGGAGTGCCGCAAGGATTTCAGCGTCCTTCTTCTCGTCATACTCCGGGGAGACACCAGTATCGACATAATCAGCCCACCACTGTTCAACAGCGGCTACCTTGTCTGCGAAGTCCGGGTAACGCTCGGAGACCTTGAACTCAACCGTGATAGTGTTGCTTGCGGTTGGCTGATATGCCGCCGGGTCTTTGTAGTCCTTCTCGTCAAGGAAGGAAGCAACCATAATCACATCGTCTACACCGTACAGGTAAGCGTACAATGCCGCCTGTAATGCGTAATACTCGGGAATATCGTTCTGCCAGTCCTCCGCACGTTTTGTGGTCTTCATTTCGAGGACAGCTTCGATGGTCTTACCGTCCTCACCCTTCATCAGATAGTCCCACATACCGCCGAGGTGCTTGCTTTCCGGGAAGAAATCTCCCCATGTCTTACTGAAATAGTCCTCGCCCCAAATGTCAGAAGGACGAACAATGTCCATGCCGTAGGACTGCTCCATGTAACGAGCCTGTTTCGGTTCGATGGTCTTACCAGCGACCGTGTAGATAGTGTCCTCGAAGGGCTTCTCATAGGTCTTGGTAATCGCACACCACATTTCAAATGCGGTACTCCACGGATTCAGACCGAGGATAGTAGCGAAGCGAGTACCAGTGATTTTCTTGGTTTTCTTAGGAGGGGCAATCTGAATACGATTGCCCTCGAGCCACTTAATGTCTGCCATTACTTAGCCCCTCCTTCCAGCATTGCGGTAATCTTCTGAATCAGCGTCTCGCAATCGGACTTGGAAATCTCTGTGAATCCCTTAGTCTGCACTGCGATATTCGCAATCAGTTCCTCCTTGCTCGGGTCAGCGTCCTTGAGCTTTTTGAGAACTGCTTTCAGACCCTTAATCTGTAAAGCGGAAGCGTTATCTGCCGGAGCAGTGAGTTCCTGTTTCACTTCCTGTCTCTGCTCGGGAGTAGCCGGGGCTTTCTTCTCTGCCGCCGGAGCGGAAGCAGTCTCGCCCTTGCCGACATTTGCGTCAATGGAATCGCTCTCGCAAATGTCCAGCGCAATCATATACAGATAACGGCGCATATAGGTGATGGAAGAACCGAGGGCTTGCATTTCATTCGTAGCCTGTTTACCAGCGTTACTCACGATAGGAGCAATCTGATTGAACGGAGCAACGAACGGTACGGATTCCTCCGGGTTGTCGGTGTTGATGATGTTCATGGTTGCAACATCAGCGGTGAAGTTCACCACAGGGATAAGACCAACCTCATTGAAAATGCGGATAGCGGTCGGTACAATGTCCTCAAGCTCGAAGTATTTGAAGGACAGGTGCATATTCTTTCCTGTCTTCTCCACGTTCGCTTCAAGGAACTTTGCCCTTGCAGTAAGGAGCTTCTGATATACATTTGCGGTCTTGGTAGTAGTTGCCATTTTCTTTGTCCTCCTTGGCTTTTTAATTTTTTCGGGTTTGATACCCTTGAAATCGTCAACTCGCTTTTTTGCCATAGCGATGTAGAAACTACGGTCTACCTCGTCAATGGAAAGCTCGTTATCGTTGTCGATGATACAGTGTTCCGGGAGAGAATCTATTTTCGCTTCGGAATCGTCTTCGGCTTTCACCTTGAAGATTTTTCCGTATCTCTCGTCCGCTGTGGCGTACACTCGGTTCACCTTCTGAACGGACTGCTTTTCACCGTCCACCACATGATAGGCTTCTCGGTATTTCGCCCCGGCTTTGGCGATAATCTGAAATTGGAAAATATCATCGCAACTATTTATGGTGTCTTCGACAGGCGTTCCGTTTACAAAGAACTCCTTGAGGGCGGTAGCCACAATTACACAGGAGTTATTGATATTGAAAGCACCAGCCGGAGCGATACCCTTCACGAGATAGCCGCCTTTGGCTTTTGCTTTGCCGCCCGGCTGAACCTCAACGTAGTTGTTTACGTCTTTCTGCGCTATCTTGACAACGGTATCTTCCTCGAGGTCAAAGCCTGTACGAGACTGCCATTCAGCACAGATAGCGGTCAGTGTGTCGTAGTCCTTCTTATCGCACTCGACCATGATACCGTCCGTGTTGAGCTGGACAATTCGCAGTCCTTCAATCTCTTGGTAACAATGCTCTGCAAGTTCCAGTAGATATAACTGCCCGGAAATGCAGACCGACCTACCCATGAGAGGGTCGTAGAGGTCGTTGTACTGATTCAACAAGCAACCGTAGGTGGTGTTGCAAACCAGTTTCAGAGCGTTCGCCGTGTGCTTATCACCAGCGGCTTTCGCTTTCATACGGCGGTCGAGAATGTCCTCGTAAATCTGCGGGGACGGAATGTTTCTGCTCGTGTACCCATTGATGGTACAGAGGTGTGGGTAGTAGCTTCCTACGTCCTCATTCCAAATTCCTCTATCCTCCGTTTCTTCCCAAAAGAAGTTTGGGATTGCACCATGAATACCTCCATACCCGAGTGTCACAGGACATTCACCGATATTCAGATTAAACTTGCCTTTGAAAAGCTCGCTGTCTGAAATGGAGAGGTCATACATTCTATCGAAGAAAGCGAAAACCTCGGGCGGTATGTACTCTTTTCGCAGATTGTCCGGGTAGACATACTTGCGTTCATCATCGTGTGGCTTCTTGATTGCTTTCAGCATTGCCGCAGTCAGTTTGGCGTTCGTCATACCCATTGCCTTGACTTCATCAAGACCAGCCAGCCGACCGAGGTTGATTTTGTTCTTCAAGTAGTCCTTACGAATGTCAATCAATCTCTCGGCGGTATCAACGTCATGTTTACAGTAGAACTCCGTCTCGGCTTTTTCCTCCGGGGTTAGAGGACGGTCAATGTCAAACGGTACGCTGGATTCTTTAACCGACATACCGAGGTGTCCTTCGATAGCTTTAAGGGATAGACCCTGTTGCGTATCGTCTCGAATATCCACGTTGCTGAAACGGAAGTAGATACCGTCAAGTAGCGGACACTGCCAGCCTTGCCCTCCGGCAATAATGAAATCGTTGACCTTTTTAATTTCCTCCGGGGCAAACCCGGCGGCAATCGCTTTGATGATGTACTGGTCGTAGTGTTTCGAGTTGAAACCGACATAGATACAATCATCGGACAATGCCATTTTCAGAGCTTCGTTGTCGTTCCAAATACAGGTGTAAACACCTGTTTCCTTATCCTTGAGGGTTACGAGCCAGTCATAGGCGAAGACCTCACAGTCATAAGAAATCAATCGCATGGGCTTGTCCCTCCTTCCTTTACGAAGTAACAACCGTTTTTTCGATAGGTCGTACATCGCTTCTTATAGGACTTCACGAGGTAAGCTATATCGTCCACGAAATCGTAGGCGATAGGGTCTGACTTTCCCTCGAAGGTACGAGCGATACGCCCGATACTCTGTGTCACCACAGCGTAGTCCTTCTGTGGGGTGGTGAGGTACAGACGCTCCAACCGTGGTACGTCCAGCCCTTCCTTCGCCAGTGAGTATGTAGCAAAGAGGTATTTCTTCTTGCCGCTCCTCATGTCCTCAAGAGCCTGTTCTCGTTCAGCCTTTCCCTTTTTGGTTGTCATTTTGCCGCTTATCATCACAGCGTCCTTCTGCATATCAGCCGGGAGAAGACTTATCAATGTTTCAAGGTGATTCAGCCTGTCCGACAGAATCAGAGAAGGTCTCTGCTCAATGGAATCTGCAATGAGCTGATTCCGGGCGGCGTTTTCGGTAAGATAGGTAATGAGCTTGGTGTAGTTCAGCGTTCCGTCCGTGTTAAGGGCTTCCCGGCTTATCTGCACCCCTGTACCCACAGGGTAGATACCTACCTTCATAATCTTGTCAGCCACAGCTTCGTCCGGGACTTTATAGGCAACCTCACCAACGAGGGCGTAGGTAGCTTTAATCATTCCATCTGACCTGTGTACCGTTGCTGACAGACCGTACTTGTGTCGTGCCGATAAACTGTTCAGCACTTTTTGATACTGTGTCACGGCGGTAGGACTGCCGCTGACCCTGTGTACCTCGTCTGTGATTATGCAATCCCAGTAGTCCCGGTACTGTGCGAGGTCGAGTTTGCACATGGTCTGAATCGTGGCGAAGGTAATTCCCTCACCGAGATTGACTTTTCCTTCCGTGATAGTACCCATGAGGTCTTCGCTCATATAGAGCTTGGCTCGTTCCTTACTCTGTTTGATAAGGTCGAGTGTGTGGCAGAGCCATAATGTACGCCGTCCCAGCCTTGCGGCGAGGGCAATACCCATCTGCGTTTTACCGCTTCCGGCGGCACTCTGTAATATCCCATACTGGGCGGCTACCATCGCTTGTACAGCGGTTTCTTGGTAGTCATAGAGTGGAACATCAGCGTTATAACTCACCTCCACAGGGGCGGCAAATTCGCTCAAGAATAGTGCCTTATCGGATATGTCCTTCGGTAGTAGCCGGAGTGTTCCAAACGGAAGCACCAGCGTTGTTCCTCGGGTCTCATAGAGTGACAGGACTTTCGGCGTGTTTCCGAGCCATAGGTTCATGCGAGATTTCTTCGCATATTCCGGGTTTGATATGGTGAGATTTCTCTTGCACCACAGCACCATTTCCGGGGTAGGGTTCTCGACCGTCAGTGTGTTTGAGACTTCAATCAGCATTTCTTCAACCACCTTTCCAGTGGCGTTCCATACTCTCGAATATCTGTCAAATTCAGAGCTGACTTCTCATAGGAGAGAGCCACCATTGAAAAGTGCGGAATCATAATGATTTCGTCTTCAACTTTGAGTGCGAACCAGCCCTCGCCATTTCCACAGGCTTTCCATGTTTCCATAGCAAAGTGCTGATTTTCTTCCACTCTCGAGAGAGGGAATCGGTTGTTTGAACACACCTTGCAGTCAATGAGGTACGCCGTTTTACCTTTAACAGCGATAACGTCTGCTGGTTGTCCGGCGGCGTTTTGAGCCATGTTGTGACACCAAAATCCGTGCTGGAACAGTAGCTCACAGAACTCGGTCTCAAAACTGTTACCGATTTTTCGGTTAGTAGCCATGTTCTTTCAGCACCTCCTTGACGGTCGAGTGAACGTCTTTATCGTCCACATAACTGTCAAGGTCTCGAATGAGTTCTGAAAGCTGTTCTATCTGATTCTGATAGTAATTCGCACAGTCCATACCCATGTGCTTATCAATCAAATCCTCAAAGTCCTTCGGGGATAAGATTGTTTCGGGTCTGCCGTTACTTAGCGTCAGCATTTGTGGCATTTACATTCACCTCCTGTTCATACTGTTGCATGAGAGCGAGAACACTCTCACTGTATGAGGTGGATTTGATACCGTTTTCCCATGCTTTCTTAGCACCGTAGTCACCCATGTTGTATGCCATCAGAGCTAAACCGTAGTCATTGTAGTTCTGAATGTACGAACCAATGACCTTGATTCCACAGAAGACATTCTGATATGGGTCAAGCATATCTGCTGTTCTGTATTCCTCTGCCAGCCATTCGTGATTGATGGTGTTAATCTGCATGAGACCGTAATCCCCGGTCTTACTCACCACTTCCGGGTTGAATTTGCTCTCTTGGTCAATCATTGCGATAATGAGTGACACTGGAACATTTTCGTCCGCACACACCTCGTAGATGTATCTCTGCAAACTGTGTGAAAATGGTACATCGAAGTATGTAACTTCTTCGGCAACCGGGAGGGAATTGGCTTCGTAGGAGGGAACTTCAACCGTCTCCGTTACGGTAACTTGTTTCTTCGGAGCGGTAGCTCGTCCTACGACAAGACCACCGATAAAGCCAATCAGTACCAGCGTACCGATGATGATATATGCTTGAATCACAGCGAGCTTATGTCTGTTGATTCTTTTTGTTTTCGTTCCTCTACATTGCGTAGCCATTTCTGAAAATCCTCCTCATTCTTAGGGTCTGCGTAAAACTTTGTGATGATACCCACTAAGGGTCTTGCGAGGTCATTTACCTGTACTTCTGACAGGCTCATTCATTCTCACGTTCCTTGAGAATTTCCTCGCAAACAGCAAGAATCTGCTTTGCCTTGGGATAGGTATAAACCCCTCGGAGAATACTTGACATCATAGGCGGCTGGACTGCATAACCTCGCTTCTGCAATTCCAGTATCATGTCCACCTGTGTCATTCCCACGTTTGCCATTTTCTCTTTAATGTCCACGAATCTCTTACCTCCTTTACGATATAAATTCTTGAAATCAGAATTACCATTGACAAATAGGCGAATTATTGTTATTATTCTTATAAGACCATCAATAACTATAACTTCCCGAAAACTGCCATTTTCGAGAGGTCGCTTTCTTATTGCCAATTCGCAATTTCCGAACTTCATGTTCTTATTCTAATTCTTATTATGCGAATTGTCAATAGGAAAATTCGGTTTTTACGAATTTATTTTTTGCAGAGGAGGAATTGCTATGACATTCGCAGAGAATATCAATCGTATCTGTGCTGAAAAAGGCACGAATCTGACCGCCATTGTCAAAGCTGTTAAGGGTTCAAGTTCTTTCGCAACAGCTATTAACACCAAAGGGTCATTGCCGAAGGAATCTGAAATGCTGGAAATGGCAAAATTGCTTGAGTGTTCCGTCATGGACTTCTTCGCAGACGAGGAAGACTTACCCGAGACCAAACCAGCCAACGAGGACGAGGAGGATATTCTTCGTATCTACCGGGGACTGTCCCGGAGAGCAAAGCATGAGTTCATGTCTATGGCTTATGAATTTGAGAACCGTGAGGAGCTTGAGGGGGATAAGGGAACAACTGCGGCAGTGTGATAAGGTCATTCCCTTCGCTTTGATATATAGAAAGAAGATATTGGAGGTGAGACTATCAAAGCGGTAATATATGCTCGTTACTCGAGCCACAACCAACGAGAAGAATCAATCGAGGGACAGCTTCGTGAATGTCACGAATTTGCTCTCAAGAACGACTTTATTGTCGTAGACGAATACATTGACCGGGCAATCTCCGGCAAGACGGACAACCGACCGAGCTTCCAACGGCTTATCAAGGACAGCGAGAAGGGGCATTTTGACGCTGTGATTATGTACACCCTTGACCGCTTCGCCCGGAACAGGTACGACAGTGCCATTTACAAAGCAAAACTCAAACGTAATGGTGTGAAGATTTTCTACGCCAAACAGCCAATGCCGGACACCCCGGAGGGAATCATTCTTGAATCCGTCCTCGAGGGTTATGCAGAGTATTACAGCGAGAACCTTGCCCGGAGTATCAAGCGAGGTATGAAAGAGAACGCTCTCCACGGTATCGCTATGGGAAGCCCTGTGCTTGGTTATAAGATAGGAAACGACCGTCAGTATGAGATTGACCCAGTGAGTGCAAAAGCCGTCAGAACCATCTTTACGATGTACGCAGAGGGTAAGTCCAAAACGCAAATTGTAAACTGGTTGAATGAGCATGGGTTCAAGACCTCCCGAGGAAATGCTTTTAATAAGAACAGCCTGTCCCGGATTCTACGGAATGATAAATACATCGGAGTGTACCGATACGATGATGTAGTCTTGGAAGACGCAGTACCTCCTATCATCGACAAGACCTTGTTCGATAAGGTACAAGCAACCTTCCGGCACAACTACACAGCCCGGGCAAAAGCCAAAGCCATAGAGGACTATCTACTCACTACGAAGGTCTTCTGCGGTCACTGCGGCGAGCCTATGGTGGGTGAGAGTGGTACTTCAAAGACCGGGAAAGTTCACCATTATTACAAGTGCGTGAATCGTAAGAGGAAGCATAACTGCGAGAAGAAGGTCGAGAAAAAAGAATGGCTCGAGCGGACTGTCGTTGAGTTCACGGTGCAACAGGTACTCACCGATGAAAACATAGAGAAAATATCCACTCGAGCTATGGAGCTGATTGAGAAGGAGCTTCAAGATACCTCCGTTCTCATAGGTTTACAGGAACGATTGAAAGAGACCAATAAGAGAATCAAGAACCTCATGTCTGCGATAGAGCAAGGCATTATCACACCCACAACGAAGGAGCGTCTTGAGGAGCTGGAAGAAGAACGCAGAGACCTCGAAGGGCAGATTGCCCGGGAGGAAATGAAAAAGCCCCTCTTGACGAAGGAGCGAATCATGTATTGGCTCGAATCGTTCAAGAGGGGTGATATTGAAGATGTTGAGTATCAGCGGCGTATCATCGACACGCTTGTCAACTCGGTTTATGTGTACGATGATGGGGATAAAGGACGTAAGCTCGTGCTGACTTTCAACATTTCGGGGAACAATACGCTCACTATCTCGAGTTCGGATATTGAGCGCACAGCTCCACCAAATAGTGCAAATCCGAACTCATTCTTTTTCGTGAAGCACTGTGTCGGATTTGTTTTCATAGTAGAGGACGTAGGTTAAACTGCGTCCTCTTTTTTAGGTGTATCGTAAGTGAGAGCCTGTTTGGAATCTCCAATACCAGCAGTGGTCGGGTCAGTCACGATACCGAGAATCGTGAGAACTGCAAACAGGGCGTTTACGACTGCCAACAGCCTGTCTCCCAGCTCACCCAAATCGAGGGTGTAACCGAAGACAGCGGCAATCACCTGTACCAGCAAAAGCACCGCCGGAATCAGAGCAATCCAAAAGCTCTTGTTTTTGATACGCACTTTCCAGTTAATCATGTTGATTTCCTCCTTAAAATTGATGTTTGAAGTAGTTAAAGTAGTTGTTCTTGGCTTTTTTCGTATAACTTCCTCTATATACGCGCGTATCTATAAAAAGTTTACGCAAAAACCGATTTTCAACTACTTTTACTACTTGGGTTAAAACAGCTTATTGACCTCGGACTGCACTTCGCTCGGGTCATAACCAGCCTGTTTCAGACGATTTACACGGTCTGCACCGTTGCCCCACGAAGACCAGCGAGCGTCAGAACAAGTACCGTTGTAGATTTCCTTGGCGATTTCAGCCGCAGATTTCTTCGTAGTACCAGCCGCAGTGCCGGACTTGGTAGTGATAAAAGCGTCATAACCAGCCGCTTTCAGCTTCGCCATCATGTTCTCGGCATTGGACTTCTGACTGTAAGCACCGACCTGTACCTTGTACAGATTATCCATCTGCACGATGTAGGTATCGAAGCCAGCCGCTTTCAGCTTTGCCGCCCATGCGTCAGCGTTGGAACGCTTCGAGAACGCCCCTGTCTGCACCCTGTACAGCGTTTTACCGTCAGAGGGTACATCTACCTTACCAGTGTCGGTAGAGCCGCCTGTGAGACGCTTAGTGACCTCTGCGGCGAGGTTGCCGAGACGGTTATACAGCCAGTCTCCCGGGCAAGACTTATTGGCGAACCATCTATGTACCGTCAGTACCATTTCATCGGACTTCGGAGCATAGGCGAGGGTCTTATTCTTATCGCCCAGCCACAAGAGCTTGCTCTTGCCGTTACGCTGACAAATATCAACGCACAGGTTCACGAGAGACGCATATACTGCGTCATTGAACGCATACGGAGCGGTCTTGTCAGACGCACACTCGATAGTAACTGCTCGCTGGTCGTTCTCACGACTGGAAGAACACCACGAACGGTTTTTCTCCTCAACGCTCATGGAGATACGACCGTCAGTGCCGATACCGTAGTTGCAACTCGCCTGTCGAGAGGTGCTGATAAAACAGCCACAGATACTCTCTGCGGAGAGCTGACCTACCACACAATGCGGCGTGATACGGTCAATGGAATGGGTTCTCTGCCCGGAATGGTTCGGGGAGAGCTTGGTGTAGACCACCAAAGGACTATTGCTCATTTTGGTTTCCTCCTTCTTGTCATAATCGGTCAAATGCCATGTCTCAATAACACGCATGAGGTTGTCCACATACTTATGAGAAGTGGCATAACCATCGGCTTTGATATTCTCAAGGTATTTCCGAGGGTCGGTAACACCCTTGAGATTTTTATAGTTCTGAATATTGATAAAATCGAAGTAGCCGATAACTCCGCTTTCCATATCCTTGAACTTGCACCACTGCATAGCAGAACTGGTGTAACTACCGTCTGTGTTCTGCTCACTTCCTACCATGTGATAGATACCGATACAGGTCTTGCAACGACCTTCACGGTATTTTAGACCAAAGTAGTTATGGGCGTTCACAGCCAGCTCGGAAGTGCCGTAGCCGCTTTCCAACACCGCTTGAGCGATGATAGGTGACACGACCTCGATTCCGTACACCGGGGCGTACTTCTTGATATACGCCGCAACGGTTTTGATAAAATCTGAATGGTTCATCGGGTATCACCCCTTTCATACCCACCATCGTTTTCTTGGCTTACCGTGGTAGATTTCTTCTTCCTCGTATCGGTCAAGTCGATGGTGTGCGGATTTCGTAGACTGCTCAACCATCACGACACGCTCGGACAGGTCGTTGACCTTGACCTTAACGTCTGTGATTTCTTTGCGGATTTCTTTCGTATCATCACTAATAGAATCCAGCTTTTGAGACAGAATAGCATCAACCTGTGCTTTCTTGCTCACCTCGTCATTATTGGCTCGACTATTGCTTTTGAAAGCAAAGTACACGGCGGCAACAACGGAGACGAAGGTGAGAATCTGATTGAACTCAATGCTCACATTTCTTGTCCTCCTCTTTTAGAATGTGAGGGAGAGCCGGGAGCGACCCTCCCTCATGCCGCCTTATTCCGTGATAAGGTCTTCCAGCTCAAGGTCAATGAGCATTTCCTTTACCTGTTCCTTGAGAACAGCCGGAACGCTTGCGTAAGTACGCTTACCCTTGACAATGAGTGCCACATAGATAACTGCCATATTATCCACCTCCTTCCTGTTGAGCCATAGCATAATGCGCCACAGCATGATTATTCCTCCAACAGCTTCTTGACTTCCTCTCGGAGCTGTTCGGGTACATCGTTAATGGTCTTGAGACCCTTGCGAATCAGTGCAACGTAAATCTTAGCCATAGTTATTTACCTCCTAAAACCATTTCGTATACTTCCGCAAGTGCCACCTGTACATCGGTAACACTATCGGAGGTTGCAGTGAGAGCGGCTACCAGTTTCTCCTCCTTGGTCTTCTCACGGAACGCAAGATAGAAAGTGCCGTCAGCCCATTCCATCTGCTGAATGAAGACCATATCAGTGTAGGTAGTCTCTGTCTCCCCATCGGAGACCTTCATAGTAGAGAGATTATCCTTGAAGATAGTCTCGTCCACCTTTTCTTTGCTGACATAGTTCGTGCCGTTCATATCCAGCCCGGTCAGCTTTTTGCCATTGGCAAGGGTGATAGTGTACATTTCGTTACCTCCTTTAATTGATTGAATAGGGTGTCCATGTTACTTCGTTGTTTCTTACTCATTATTTTGTAATGATTCTTAAACCAACTCTTATAGAAGTCCGTAAACTCCTTTTCTGTTAGCTTCGGAGCGAGTTTCTTCATTTTCCGTCTCATTGCGGTAAGCCGTTTGGGATTGATTTTCTGAATCACCCTCCCGGTGTCCGTTAGAGAGTATTGAACTTGAAGAAATCGCCAATGCTCGGAGAGCTTACAGATTCTCGTCTTCCGGGTATTGACCGTGATTCCGAGTTCGTTCGCTATCTCGATAATGTCCTCAAGAAGCTCCTGTAAGAACTCTTTGCTCTCGTGGATAGCATAACTATCGTCCATGTAGCCAGCGTAGAATTTTACACCTCGAACGATTTTGACATAGTTATCAATTCGTATTCGGTAAGAGATTCCTGCGGTCTGTGCCACTTGGTCTCCGATATTGAGGTGCTTTCCCATGAACTTTTCGCCTGTGAACAGCTTCGGGTTCATATACTGATAGAGGAGAGAATCAAACAACTTGTCGAGACAGTGTTCGTATTCTTCATCACTCATGTACGATACATCAATCCTTGAGCGTTCTACGGTCTTCCGCAGAAGCCATAGGGCGTGTTCATCATCGACATACTGCTCAAACAACTTCAACAACACATCATGTCTGATATTGTCGTAGTATTTCGAGAAGTCTATCAGAAGAATGTACCCTTCGTTGCTACCATGCTGTGCATAATATTTCCGAAGGTGGGTGAGCAACCTCTTACGAGTGAAAGCGATACCTTTTCCGACAACGCTTGCTCCATTGTCATAAATGAGGTGTGGTTCAATCAGAGGATTCAAAACCTCGTCACAGAGAGCGTGTTTCACGATTCTGTCTTGAACCTGTTCGCCTGTAATACGCCGGAGCTTTCCTCGTTCATGCAAGGTGAAGTTTGTAGTTGGTAAGAACTCATACTCCATGTTCTCAAGGTCTCGTTGCATTTTCGATAACTCCAACAGATAGGTCATGTTAAACCTCTGTACCTGTGGTTTCCAATCACTACCTTTCATTGCTTTAGCTTTACTTTCGTAAAGAACATTTCCATCAAATATCTTGCGCTGATAACCTCGGCTATCGTAATAGGAGGTGTCGCATTTAGTATTTACCATACGGAAGGATAATCTCTCCTTTCTCTGTCTGTGAAACGCTCGATAGGCTACTCAATCACAGAATCGAAATCCGGGCGAACGCCATTAGAATTGGAAGCGTTGTTGTAGTTCGCATTACCGTTGTTGTTGACATTGGCGAAATTGGAAGCGGAATCAGAGATTACCCTCTTGGAGAGCCGACTTGAACTTATTGTCAGACTTTCTCCAACCTTTAAGGAGGTTTATTTCGGTCTGTATCATTTCAGCGAAACGAAGGTACTTGTTCACATCGACAGGAAGGGTCTCGATAGCATACTGCAATTCCTGTGTGAGCCTATAACACTGTCCGACTGCTCGGTCTTGGTGAACTCTACGCTCAATCAGTTCTTCCCGGTAGGTCGGGTAAATGCTGTTTGCAACATATACCTCCTCGGTGATACTACGCAGACAATCAACAATCACTTTTCGCTCGTCTGCGATGAACCATTCTGCAAACGCAGTGTTCTTTTCCATGAGCTTTTCATATCGGACTTTTTCATCGGGTGATAACTCCTCATACGGTCTGCCGCCGAAGGTCGTTTCGACTTTCTTCACGGCTTTGTCGAGGTCGTACCCGAAATCACGGAGCAGTAAATCCGTTACCTCCTTACGCATTTTGTTGAGGTGGTGAAATACCTCAAACTGTGACGGTTTTCGTTTCGATTTCAATACAGGCACTTGTTAATAAACCTCCTTGTGCGCCCCACAAGGGGGCGCAGATTTAAGATATACAGAAAGCCGGGCGAACGCCATAAGAATAGGAAGCGGAGTCGTAGTGCGCACTACCGCCGCTGCCGACACCGGCGAAAACGGAAGCGGTAATAACGTCCCTCAACCACCATGTCGCACGGTTGCAAATACGGCTCGGCTCGTGCTGGAATAACGGCAACTGGGATTTCTCTACACGGTAGTTAGCCGGGACATTGCTACCGTCAGAAACAGGGGAGAAAATACCACTGCCGTAGACCATCTGCTCGCACATAAGGTCAACTTCGGAATCGCACCATGCGCCGCCGGAAGCACGACCATTCGCAACAGCGTTCGTCAGATAGATTCTGTGTTTCAGAACATGACCACTGAACGCACTCTTGATAGTGGTCTTAGCCTGTTCGAGATTGCTCTTGTACATATCAGAGCCGACATAACCACCAGCCGTAGTGTTTGCCGCACCACTTTCGTAACCGCCAGAGCGGGTGTTGTGCATTTGTGCGTTGTACAGGCAAGTGTCCGGCACGATAACTACATGGTGAGTAGTACAGCTCGTATCACCACTGTTGAGGTAGTAATCGAACGCCGCAATACGGTAGTTGACACCGCCGATAGTCCAGTAATCACCGATGTACAAATCATCGAAAGTACCAGCTTTGATAGCGGCATACTGGGCGGTAGTCACGGTGCTACCCAGCGACTTACCACGGTAAATTGCATTGTGCGCCCCGGCGTTGTTAAAGAGCAGAGGAGCGATTTTCGCTTCCGTACCCTCAACCGTCTTGGCTCTGAAATTGGCAAAGGTGATTTTCTTCAAGCCTGTGCCATCGTGAATCGGAATCAGACACGAATCGGTCGGTGTGGTGAACGCCGTGAGTTCCGTCACTTTCTTGGTTTCAATACTGATTGCACTCATTTTTATTCCTCCTTATATTTCCAATCTGCCACGATTGCATTACCCAAATCGTCAGCAAGAAGCGTAGTACCAGTGTTGTCAATCGCAACAGGTACAGTGAAAAGATTCTTCAAGGTCATGTGTTCCAGTGCCGCCAAACGCTCGTCTACTTCGGTAATCTGATTTTGCAGACTTCCGGCAATATCTTCGTTCAGCTTACCTTTGATACCAGCAAACCATGTGTTAAATGCCGCAGTCTGCTCGCCCTCGTAGGTAGTCATGTGTTCCTCATAGGTCTTTTCGATTTGTGCCAAAGAGGAATCGCCCTGTGCCTTGAGGTTGACGAAATACTGGGTCAGCTCTTGATAAGAACTATCACCCGAGCTTTTGAAAAGCTCCTTCTGCGTGGTGAAGTAGGTCTGAAACTCCTCATACAAGTTCGTGCCGTTTTCCAGCATAGACATGATGTAGTTCAGAGCTTCGTTCATACGGTTAGCGTCTTTTGCACCGAAGAAGGATTTCTCCTTATTGGTGTAGGTCGTAACATCGTTGAACGATACCGTACCATCGGAGTTATCGACCTGTGTGTATCTTTTCAGACCACTCCAAACAGCGTCCGTATAATCAGTAGGAAGTAATTTCCACGCCATTTATAACCCTCCCTTCATACCAAAATTCCATGTGAATGTCCTCCTTCCCTCACTCTCATTGGTGAGCCTGTCGTAAAGGTCAAGGATTGCTCCCTCCAAACGATTGAGTTCTTTGAAATCCATCGTATTACCATTGGCGGCATAGGTAGGAGCAGTGCCGTAAGACCTCTTGAGACTGTGGGTATTGATGGTGACGAGGTTCGCTTCCAGTGCATTGATTTCATCAGCATAGAAGTAGTCCTTTACGGTCTTATCGCTTCCGACAGGCTGAATAGTGAACTCGTCATACATCTTGATAGCCAACTCACGGAGGTATTCGAGGTTGTTCTTAATTCGATTGAAGTCCACGGCATTGAATCTGTCCCCGGTGTAAACACCATCGACAGTCTCACCGTTCCAATCGGTTTTTGGTGTAGACCACGACATTTTAACCTCCAATCCTTCGGGCGGTTACTCGACCCGAAAATGCTTGCTTGAAATTGACAGTGTGACGGTAGATATTTACCCTCATACCATCGTGAAACTCGTTTTCTTGGTACACAATATCGGTAGCGTCCAGCTCGGGATTTCCTCGAGTATCGTATTCGTACTCGATTCCGGCTGTATAGTAATCAGCAAGCCATGCGGCAAGCTCATTCGCCATTGTGGTATTACTTATCAGAGGATTCTTCCACTTAACTGTCTTACCACGAGCATTGAGAGACACCGTAGCGTACTTCTCAACGATTTTGTACCGATAGCCCTGTACCTCGAGCTTAAACGAGCCAGTGACATTGAATTTGATGGTAACGAAGTAGTTACCCCATGCCACTACGGTTGCCTTACCCTCGACTTCATCGAGCTTCACCTTATAGCCATAGGAAGGGTCTTGAATGTAATAAGTCTCGACCTCACCAGCGACTACATCTATGTCCTCATAGACAAGGTTTTCTTCTCGATTATTCTCTTGGTAGGTATAACATGGGACGATAACCTCTTTGATAAGCTCCTGTTTGATAGCTTTCGGGGAGGAGGTCATGTCCCGGCGATTCATGGTGAAATCCACAACATCGCTCAAACTGAAATAGTTCAGCACGATACGGTTGTACGGTTCTGCGGTTTTGGTGAACTCAATCTTCATCACATCGAAATCATCGAAATCTCGAAGAATAATCGAAGTGGTGCTGATTTCGTCTTTCTCAACCGGGTATTCATTTACAGGCTCGCCACCCTTGTACGTTCTGATTGTGAACGCCGCCGGGAGAGCTGTACCGAAAACCAGCTTCGAACCGTAATAAGCTCGAATCGCTTCCATCGTAATAGTAACGACAGGATTCTTTGTGAATGTTCCGTTTGCCCCGGAGATTTCCTTCGAGACATACCCGGTTGTCAGAGCCGCTTTGCCATTTCTCGGAAGGAAGAACATCGTACCATCGGTAGGGGTATAATTCCCGGCGAGGGTTGCGTATTCAACCTTCGGTGTGTCCGTCAGCACGTTTGCGGCATTGGAGTAGGTCTCCTCGCCGTTGGTTGCTATGGAAGCACTCGGCATGAAATTCGACTTGATTTGAACCTTGCCGTCTCGAGACTGGGTGAGAACACATCGACAGGCATTTGCGATAATCTGCAATGCTTCTTTGTATTTCACTCTCGGAATAGGGTTGTTAGAGTAGAGCTTTTTCAAACGTGGGTCGATGTAATACTCGGAAATACCAGCGTCCTTCAAAATCTCCTCTGCCAGTGTGTAGTAGCTTTTACCAGCGGCACTATACAAACCCTTCACATACTCGCCGTCCATATTACGGAAAATGTCTTGGCAACGGATTGTAGCTGTGTTATCGTCACTTTCCCATTCGGAACACCATAGGTGGTTTCCTTGAATCCACTCGATAGTGTCAGAACCCGGGGTCTGATAACCGTACATAATATCCATTTCCTGTCCTGTCTCGAGGTAGTTGATAGCCGAGTTCGGGTTATCCACATTGAAGTAGTGGTCGTAGTTTTTCAGCGTTACCGAAAAATCGAACTGCGGAACATCAGCCCCGATAGGGGAAACGTAACTGTCAAGAGCAGAACTCATAACAGAATCGTTGTAATACACAAGTCCGTAACCGAACATGATAGAGTAGATACGCAAACGGCTTTGAGGGTTCTTCATCTTGTAGAACACCAGCTTGATATAGGTTGTATTTTCCAATACTTCCTCGGTACTCCACTTTGATTTTGTATTCCCTCTAAACTCAATGGTCTGCCCGGTACTTCCGACAATATCGAAATCGACCGGGTAATTCTCACCGAAGTTAATCGTGAGACCCTTGAAATCCGTTGCGATTGTGTTCAAGCTGATAACCACTTCACATCGAGCTTCGGAAACCAGCTTGTCCGAGACAATCCCGGTATCATAGTATCTCCCTCCCTCGGTAGCCCGAGGGAGAAAGAACATAGAGCCATCTACTTTCGTGAACTCCTCCTCGAGAGTGGCATAGACGGTATCGTCAATATGCTCTCCGAAGATATTGTCCTTGTTCGAGTAGTAGGCATAACTGCCATTATCGACCGTAGCTTTCGCCTGTGCTTCTTGGTTCACAAGTCCGAAAGAAATCATAATGTATGCTCTCTCACGGAGAGAGGACTTCATGCTTTCCTTGTATGCTTTCGATACTTTCTGCATAGAACCCCTCCTTTACTCGCCAGTGTCGATAAGATTTACCTTGCAATTCCGATAATGTGTTGGAGTACCGTCTTCTGTAACCCAGTAGGGTTCTCCTGTACGGTCTCCGCAGTACATTCTTACGGTTTTGCGTTTGTTTGTTACTGGGTCATTAAATTCGACATAGACGAAGAAATTGCTCAAGATAGAGAGAATCCGTTCCCATTGAGCCGCAGTGAGCCACGCCCACTCAAGCCCATCTATCTTGTACTGGTCTCGTCCAACTCTTTGACCCACAACAGCACCGTTAGCGTCTCGTCCGCTGTCAACCACGGTGGTTACGACCACACTCACACCTCGTTTGCAAGGTGGTAGCTCATAACCATTTATCGCTAAATATGCCATCGCTACACACCTCCTTTACTCGGTGAAGCTGAAACCGTTCGCTTCCTTCTGCGTGGTAACAGCGTCATTGATTGTACGGTTGCCGACCTTTACGATGGTCTGTTCCTTCTTGTCTGCCTGTCTCTTAGTATCGGTAGCGATTTCCTTGAGAGTAGGTTCGACATACTCGTGGTAGAACTCACGCATATTGCGAGACCACGAATCATCGGAATATGCACCGTCATAGGATTTCTTGGAATCTTCGTACACCGTCTGTGCCAGCGAGTTATAAGGGTCATAACCGCTTGCCGAAGCCAGCACGAGGTTGTCGTTGATTCCGGCGGTACTTACGACAACGGCATTGATAATACCGTTCGCACAAGTCACAATGTCTCGAGACATGGACTGCCAGTACCCGGAGAACTGTGCCATACCGCTTACGATGGAGCTGTGCATGACAGAAGCAAGCTGGAATCGGTTCAGCACCTCGGTAGTACCATTTACATGACCCACCAGCTCTGCACCGCTCTCACCAGCAACGAACATAGAGCCATGCGCTCGGTTCGTGCCGCCAGCATATTTCGGCATTGCTTTCCACATATTCGGAGTGATGATACCGCCGGAAGCGAACATCTTCACGCCGCCGTTTGCACCAACGATACCGCCGTTCGCCAGTCCGAAGAACTTCTTAATAGAAGTCCAGCCGGATTTGAAAAGCGAGATACCAACAGATACCGAAGTACCAACGAAGCTCGAGATAGAACTCCAACCGTTTTTCCATAGAGAGATACCGACACCTACGGTGTGGCTACCAATCCAGTTCTTAATCGTTGTCCACCCGGACTTGAAAAGCGAAATACCTTGAGCGATAACAGGAAGACTACCAATCCAATTCTTTACGGTAGACCAGCCGGATTTCAGCAACGAGATTCCTTGCGAAAGCGTAGGAATGTTACCAATCCAGTTTTTAACCGTAGTCCAACCCGACTTGAGTAAGCTGATACCTTGAGAAAGAACCGGGATATTTCCAATCCAATTCTTAACCGTAGTCCAACCACTCTTGATAAGGCTGATTGCTTGGGACAGAGTAGGAATGTTACCAATCCAGCCCTTTACTGTCTGCCAACCACTCTTAATGAGATTGATTGCTTGGGACAGGGTAGGAATATTGCCGACCCAGTTTTTAACCGTTGTCCAGCCGGATTTCAGCAACGAGATTCCTTGACTGACAACCGGGATATTACCAACCCACTCTCTTACAGAGTTCCAGCCGGATTTCGCAAGGCTTACTGCTTGCGATACTCCCGGGATATTGCCAATCCAACCCTTGACCGTCTGCCAGCCGCTCTTTGCGAGTGCGACAGCTTGGTCTACTGTAGGAATATTGCCTATCCAGTTTTTCACGGTAGACCAGCCGGATTTCAGAAGCCCGACACCCTGTTTCACAGCCGGAATGTTACCAATCCAGTTCTTCACAGAAGACCAGCCATCTTTCACGAGCTTTACGCCAGTTTCAAGAGAGAGACCGTCTTTTGTCTTGTCAGACCACCAATCCTTTACGTTGTCCCACCATTCCGAAGCATTGTTCTTTACTTCGGCAAGGAATTGAACAGGCTTGCTGTTCTTAACCTTCTTTTTGAATTTGTTCCACTCGTCAGATATATTTCCGAGAGCTTCCTTAATTCCGCTCACCATCGAATCCCAGCTAACAGGTTTTCCAGTAGCGAAGTCTTTAACTCCATCGGCAATGAGAGCAAGACCGAGAGGAATACCAACACCTGTCAGACACAACATGAGACCGATAGCAAGTTTGCCGAGAGAACCAGCCATTGATTTAATCTTGGTGAAAACTCCCTTGATTTTTTCTTTGATGGTTTCCCAGTTAATAGCTACTGCTGTACCGAGAGCC